TTTGGTCATGTAGGCGAACACGACGGCCAGTGCTCCGCCGATCGCAGCCTCAACGCCAGGGTACTGGATGAACTGCAGAAGTGCCGGATTGCCGGACGCGCTCATGCCGGCAGTCATCAGGACAGCGATCGGCACGGATAGGCCGGCAGCGGTTACTTTTCGCGTCGGTGCGGCGGTGCGTTGTTTGATGAGATCAGTCATTGTCGGTTCCTGTTACGGATTGGATGGAGATCGCCTTCGGTTTACGGCTCATGATCTTCTGCATGGCCACGCGGGAGATGGTCACCATGCGTCGGTTCCGTGAGATCGTTCTGGTCATGCCTGGCGCAATGCAGCCCACGACGTCCTCGACGTAGTTCCCGACGTGGATCAGCACAAGGTATCGCCCCCAGTGGTTGCCGCGCTCGGCCTCAGTGTAGTAGACCGCGAGATCCGGGTTGTGCAGCGCGAGCACGTTGCTGCCGTCCGGCCGTTGATGCGGAATCAGAGCGTAGTCGCCGTCAGGGATGCAAGACTCGAACGGCATCCCGCCAGGCAGGCCACCGATCCAAGGGCGCTCGATCGTGTGCAGACATTCATGATCATTCAGCCAGAGCAATCCCTCGGTCTCGGTCGGTGCGTAGGAAAAGCGCTGCAGGATGATCTCGCTCATTGCAGTCTCTTATTTTGCTCGTCGATCTTCTTGTCGATCAAAACCAGCGCCGCCTCGATCTTTTCCAGTGTGCGCTGACTGTTCTTGAGCGTGTTCTCAATGACTGCTATGGACGTCGTGTTGACTTGCACTCGCGCGTCCCGGCTTCTGGCATCGATTGCGATCAGCGTGATGGCCTTGGTGTTGGCTTCCACCTTTTGCGAGAGCTCAGACGCAAACCAGATAACCCCGGTGGTCTGTAAGAGGATCAACACGATCATGCTTATCGGCACTTTCTTGTCGAGGTGCCAGTGTTCATTTGGATTATCCACACTGTTCCCATTCTGGTTCGATTTTGCAGATTTTGGCCTTGAGCCGTTGAGCGCGCCGGTTCTGTTCCGTTGCGGTCGCCTCGTCTCCGCGACTCTTGGCCTCGAGGTATCGATCGCTGGCCTTGTAATACTGCTCATAAAGCAGCTCGACCGCGAAACTGTTGACCTCCGACTTTGTCGCGAACTTGTCGAAGGCATACGTCACTGTTGCAGCGGTGGCGCTCATGATGGCCAGAATACTTGCGATAGTCAAAGCCTTGATGGTCATGTTAGCTCCGTATTTAAAGTAAATGTTCCTTGTGTGAGTATCTCGGTCTCTCCGATGATCCGAATACCCACTTCCATGACCAGAGTTGCCGTGCCGGTTCCGCTAACTTGTCGATTTCGATAGCTGAATGACCGGTCAAAAGATTGCAATGATTGAGTATCATCAACAGCGTCAAAAAAGAGCGGTAATATAGATGCAGTCTTTGTGCCGCTCGTGCTGATTCCTAACAAAACTATCTCATAAAGGTTAGTGTCGGTGAGCTCGATATCAGCGGCTGGGCTCAGTACATGCCATTCTCCGGCATTGAGGTCAGTCCAGGTCCCAAAGATACCGATCTTATACTCAAGTTTAGCGGTCGAGGGTAGCGACTGGAATCTGACTTCGATGTAGGCGTCACGAGACGCGAGCGGAACCGAGTCGTCAATCGTGTAGTTGCTTAAAAATACGTTAGGCGGTGGTATATATTCAGCAGACAGGTCAAACAATCCAGCGGCAACAACATCAGCCCCGGCGTCGTCGGCAGCGATCTCGATCCTTATCGCGGCGGTGTTCGTACCGGCTGATGCTTGCTCAATGCTAAAGACTCGATTTGTGTCCAGCGATTGCCATGTGTCCGCTGTGCCGTTGTCGAGCGTTCCGGATACCTCTGTTGCGCGCACCCAATAATCTCCAAGTGATCTACCCCATTCATTTTCGGGAACCCCGGCGACTGTTTGTACATTGCTTTTTGTGATGTACCGCAAAATCCGATCCGCACCAAGCGCCACACCCGAATAGCAGGTCGCAGCTTCTCTTAAGTTTACGATGCTTGCATCGCTGACTTTAACTCCAGAATAGGCAGAGGAAATCAGTTCGCCAGTCGGAGATCGTGTCGTGTAGTCGCCGACAGCCGGATCGGTATAGACAGAATCATTTTCCTCTACCAGCACAAGATCGACTCCGGCGCCTTCGTTGTCGAGCTCCCATTCTGTGCAGTAGAACTTCTTCGCAGTCCACCCTAGCTCCGCATTCGTGATGGCAACAACGTCACCCTCCTGCACGCCAAACGCACTCCAGTTGCATTGCGCCTTGAGCTTGACCTCGTTGCGGCTCTTGCGTAACTCGATGATTGCAGCGCGCTGGGCCTCATAGGTGTTGTTGCAGGCATTGAGGTCGATGGTCTTCCAGAGCTGCTCGTTATTGTCGTCAGACAGATACGTCGAGTTCACCTGAGACGGATACTCGCTGGCCAGATAGTTCTTGTCCGGATCCACGAACTTTCCGCGGACTCTGTTGAACCTGTACTCAAGTTCTGTCGTTGCTTCCACCTGGATGGATCCGCGAAAGTTGACTTCGGTCAGTGTGATGTCGGCTGTACGTGCGGCACCTGCGAATATGCGCCACTTGCCCTGAGAGAACACGCACCTGCCGAGCATAGCCAGCTCGAGCAGCTCCTTGACCGACTGGCGCGTCTGATCTGAATAAAACGTGAAGTTGCAGGTATAGCGGTTCTGCGTTGTGGCCGGTGATGTATCTGGCGGCACGATGACCTGTTCCTCGCAGATGTCTGCGGCCTCGGCAACCTTTTCCCAGTCAATGCGATCAGTCTCTTCGCCCAGACCTACCTCTTCGAACATCAGCCAGTCGGCCAGGCAGAGAGCCGGGTTGTTGCTGTAGGCCCACGTCGTTGCGTCGTTGGTTCGATGCGAGCCGGATCCGGTGGTGGCCGGACTGGTTGTGGAGTCGATCACCTGCGTCGAGTCCAGTCGCGGGTCGTAGACCTTGTGACCCTCAACGAGCGCGCGCATGTTCTGCGGGATGCCGTTCTCGAAGGCGCCGCTGTTCCCTTCGAAGCGCATGACCGTGGCAAGCGTTGACCAGCCTCGGTTCCGGTGGGCAGACGTCCAGAGCGTCGGGAATGCTGCCGTGAAAGCAGAGTATGCAGTCTGGCTTGATGTGCCGAGCTGGGTATAGATGTCGGTCACGTCAGCGAACCTGGTGTCGGTCACAGTGTCGTTGCGATCAGGGATGTCGCCAGGGATGTCGATGTCGTCGTCGTCGATCCGAAACCCAATCACGTCGTTTATCTCACGCCCGGTCAGCGCGACGATCCTGTACAGGTCTTCTTCGTTGGCGACGTTGGCGTAGAGCAGCGGCCCGGAGAGCATGTCGGTGCCGTAGACAAACGCCTGCGGAGCGATTGGCGACTTGTTCGTAAAAAGCTTCTCTTGTGCGGTCTGCTGCAGATCGATCTTCGGTGCGAGCGCCTTTGAGATCAGGCTCAGCAGTACGATCCGCGAGATCTGAACCGCGAGGAAATACGCAGCCGAGGCGCCAGCCAGTCCAGTGCCGAAGAATACAGCGCCTAAGAATCCGACTACCGGTCCCATGTGTGCCATCCGCCGATACATTGATCGGTATTGAGTCGCAGGATTGTCTGCTTGAACTTGACGAGGATCTGATCGTTAACCACGATGCCGACTGCAGGATCCTGAAAGTAAGCCACCGAGCCTGACTCAAGGTCTTCATTTGCGAGCATCGGACCAAGCGCCGCGGTAAAGGATTTCAGGAGAGAGCCGTCCTCGCGCAGCCTCTCGACTGCTGAGCGCCGGTCCTCGTAGCCCAGGAATTCCCGGTAGTCTCGTCCCCATCCAATCAGCAGGCAGTCAACGACGAACCGTGCGCAGTCCAGTCCGCCGAGCGTCGATGGCTTCCGCACGCTCTCGCTGATGTAGCTATCAAGCGCCTCCACGTTCATCCTGACGAGATCCCGATGCGTCCAACGAACCCACGATTGGACGTCGATGCCTGTGCGGTATCGCCGCCGACCTTGAGCTGTATGTCCTGCATCCGGAAGATATATTCGCCGCCAATATCGCCAGAGTAATCAAACTGCAGTGACTCGTCAGTGAAACGCTTGTCCGAACGGCCACGCAGTCTGGACGCTCTGGAAGTGCAGGACATCTGCATATCGAACTTGTTAGCGTCCAGGTTGATCTCGAACTTATTCATAAACCCCGAGAACAGTTCGACCGGATCGTCGACCAGAGCGTGATTCTCGTCGTTGAACCCGAGCATAACTTCGACATCGCGCTGAAAATAGTCAGACGAGTCGAGCGCGATATTGACCAGCGATGAATCGACGCCGGAGACGCCAAGCGTCAAGTCGGCCTGAGTGTTCGACACCTTTTGCGAGACGGCGCCAGAGATACCACCAAACGATCCGATGCCCAGATAAGACTCGGAGCCGTAGACCGGATTGCTTGCCGTGATCGGTCCGATCTCTGAATGGTAGCGGCGAGCTCCTGACAGAAACGCGAACCTGACGAACAGGATCGGCCGGATAATCTTCGAGCGGGTTGCCGCAAGGTTCAGTGATGAAATGCTTCTCGTCATGATTGCGTCGCGAATACGTCTTCGATCAGCTCAAGGGAGAACTGCGAGATGCTTCCGTTGAGTCCCGGCTCAGTGTCCCAGCCGTTGTCGACTTTGCCCAAGGCGAAAACGCCGCGCGGTGCATCCAGGACGCCGTCTTCGACAAGGATCACGGCATTGTCTGCCGGCGCATCCCGAAGCGGTGGCTCAAACTCGATTGTCACGTTTCCGGATCCGTCAGAGCTTGCGTCGGCTGTTGCAATCTTGAGCTCGTACTCACTGTTAACCACGACGGAGAAGCGATCACCCTCGCGGATCCAGTTCGTGATCGAGTTGGACGCGCCGTCAATATCCAGCGAGGTGCCGGTCTGAGACGCGCCTGCAACCAATGGCGTGCCACCGTATGCCCCGCGCGCCGGGTTGTCTCTGGCCACGACGCGCAGTCGATTGACCTGGCCGCGCAGCTTTGCGATCAGCGACATCATGACCGCCTCGTCTGCGCCGGTTCGGTTTTCAAAGGAGAGAGTGGCCAGCCACATATCGCCGCCTCGGTCTGCCGTCTGAAAGCCTGCGCCGAAAGGATTCTGTGCAATGGCGCCCGAGGATCTCAACACCGTTCGGACCTTGCTCGGCGCTACTGTGAGGTCATAGGTTGTCATGCGACACCCTCTCGTCGAAGTCGATCGAAGATGCGCGCCTCAGTCAGTCGGCTGCTTTCCTGCAGGAGCCTGACCGTCGACGACGGATCGTTCGCGCCCGATATGTTGTTATTGATCACGAAAGAGACGCTGCCGCCGCCCATGCCGCCGTTCGGAATGATGCGGCCGGACGTCGTTGGCTGGAACAGTTCCGGACCGCCTTCGCCAACCAGGTAGCTCGTGCCGGCAGACACCGTGCCTCCGGTTTCACGTCCGCCGCCGAATATGCCGCTAAAGAAACTCGCGATCGGGCTTGTGATCGACTGACGGATCAGTAGCTTCAGGATGTCATCGACAAGCCCTTTAAGAACCTGCGAAAACTTCTCGCCCTCGATGATGGCGTTCTCGAAGGCCGACTGGAATGCAAAGTCGAGAGCGTTGGCCTCTTTCTTGACGTCCTTCAGTGCATCGGCCTGCTCTTCGAGTCGCTTGTTTGCACGCTCGACAACGTCTGAGACGTCGAGCGCTTCGAGCCCTCCGGTGCGGGTCTCTTCGATCGCTGCCAGCGCATTCTTGCTCTGTCCGTCGGTCAGCGAATCCTTGTAGAGATCATATTCGCGGCGAGCATCCTCGACTCTCTCGGCTACCGTTCGGAACCGGTCGGCATAGGACTGCAGGCCAGACTCGAAGGAATTGGTCGCAGTGGCGAGCTCTTTGGTTGCATCCGCTGCCGCCTTGCTGGTCTTCTCAATCGTGACCGCAGCCTGATCCTTTTTGAAGACGTCTTCGACTGCCTGCCTGGCTGAGTCTGCGTTCTCCTTAAGCTGGTTGAAGTTGCCGACCGCGTTGCGCAGCTTCTCGCTCAGCTCGTCGAGCTGGAATGTGCTGGCCGGACTGACAAATCCCTGGCGGATCGAGATCTCGTTGATGCCGCCGATTTGCTCGACAATCTGGTTGATGCGCTGCTGAGCTTTCTCGATCTCTGAGCCAAACAAGGCAATCCGCAGCGCCTCGCTAAAGCTTGTCAGCGCCGGGATGACGCCGATCACGAGTCGGTCGATTAGCGAACTGAAGGACGTGTCGAGCTTGTCGAGCGCATCCTTGGCCTCGGCTGCTGCTGCGACCTGCTCTTCGGAGAGTGAGCGGCCGAGCTTGCGTGCTTCTGCCCGGTAGTCCTGCAGACCCTGTGCGCCGTCCTTGAATGTCTGCAGTAATGCAACACCCTCGGAGTCGAACAGCTTCATCGCCAGGCGCGTCTTGTCTGCGTCCTGCCCGACCTGCAAGAGTGCCTCGGCGACAACCTCTAGCTGTCTTTCGAGTGGAAGCTTGACCAGCTCCTGTGCACTGAGGCCGAGCTCCTGCAGTGCTCCCTTTGCCTCGCCGAAGCCCTGCGCCGCCTCTGCGGTGCGTCTCTGCAAACGCTGGATGCCGAGAGAGAACTGCTGGAAGTTGACTCCGCTCTGTGATGCCGCGAAGGACAGCTCGGAGAGCGCCTCCACGCCAATCCCAAGACGGTCGTTAAGCTTGGCAATGTTGTCCTGAAAGTCGAGCGACTCTTTCAGAATGCGTTTGAACTTGACGCCGGCCGCGGCCACGGCCAAAAGCTTGAACCCGCGCGCAATGGTTAGCAGTCCCTTTTTCTGGCGCTGCTCGAACCGGGAGAGCGCCTTGTTTGCCGAATTCAGGCCGCGCTGATACTTGGCAGTCTGCGCCTCAAGGCTAACGACGAGTTTTGCTAGATCTGTCATGCTTCGCGGCTCCCTTAAAGAACGTGTCGGCCTCTTCGATCTTGCGCTCTGCGATCGTTTCAGCGTCCTTGTACATGAACACGTCGAGATCCGGTGGCTTGCGATTCTTCGGCGTGTTCTCTACCGCGATTATGTGCGCGATCTGTGCGGCGTGCCAATTATCCCGGTCGGCGCCAAATGGCTCAATGCCGTAATACTCGAAATACTCTTCGAACACCTCGACCGGCCACTGTTCGATCTCAAAGCTTGGAATGCCGAGCGCGACGCTCAGGCGGATCAGGAATCGTCTTCGCGCTCGGCTTCTGAGTTTTTTGAGCCAAACCCCGACAGATCAATCGCCGTGATAAAGATCTTCTCAAGCGTCTCGACGGTCTCGTCGGCAAGGATCTGCTCGACAGTCAGCTCTCCGAGCTCCGCGCAGCAATGCTTTGCAACAAGTCCAGCCACGTAGATATGTGACTTTCCAGCCGCGCGCGCCTCTTCCTGCTCGATAAAGCAGCCAGCGGACAATCCCTTGACCGCCACCTGCCTGCCGTTTAACTCAATGCTTTCCGTTTTGATGTTGCTCAGCATTACGATTCGGTTATCGCGCCGGTGATCTTGAAGCTGAACGAGATCTGGTTTTGCTCAGTCGCTGACGGGTTTTCTTCGTAACCGAGATAAACCGCGGAGAAGCTGTATGTTTCTTCCGGCGAGATGTTGGTTTTCGCGTACTGCATCGTGATCGTCGTCCCTGGCGTGACGGCTTTGAGCGCCGCCTGCTCGGTAGCCGATGGGACGTCGTTGCAGCTTAGGGAGAACTCGACGCCGTCGGTCAGGCCGCCGATGTATTCCTTGCTGGTACCGGAGTCGAAGTTTGTGACCTCGACAAGCTCGGCTGTTACGCCAAAGCCAGAGATCTCCAATACTTCTTCGAGATCGTTGTAAGTTTCGGGCGAGGTACTCTGACCCCGGCGCATCTTCCGATTGCTGATCGTTGCTGATGTCATTTTCTAGACCTCGTATCCGATGAAAAATAAAACGGGAACCCGGAACAGTTTCGTGTCGTCCTCGTAGTCCTCCGGCCCGTATCTGTCGATCCTCACGTGATCACAGTCCACCTGCGGAGAGGTGGTGCCGAGATTGCCACGAAAGTCGACGAGTGTTGATTGTACTGCAGACGCTATGGCCAGCGCATCAGTTTTACTCGCTGCATAGGCATTCACCTCCACAAGCGCCTCCCGATAGGCACCTTGGCCGGACATGAGGCTCTGCGTCGTGACTGAGTCCACGCTGATCACCATCGCCGGGAATGTCGCATCGCCTGGCGCGAAGTCCGGGAAGATCACGTCGCACAGATCAGTGACTGCGCTCGTCGCGAGAAGCTGATCGCGGACTGCCTCGCCGATGTTCATCGCGCGGCCTTGAGGATGTTCTGCCGAAGAATGCGGCGAAATGACGACGTCACGCTGCCCTTCGTCGAACGGAATGCAGGTTCCAGCCACGGCTTTTTGGCCTGATGGACCGTCCCTCGCTCAACAAACTGCAGTGCGTAGTACGCTTCTTTTCTGACGCCGATGTCGACTGATACAAAGGTTTTGCTGCGCGCGAGCCATGAGACGCGCTTGATGCTCCTCGACGCGAAACCCGGTGCGACCAGTCGGCCCTTGTAGGTTTTGTGCAGACGCATCTGTTTATTGACCGGTGCGCGCGCCTTAGCCTCCTTGACAACGACCAGCGTCGATCGGGTTGCAGCAGAGCGAAGCGCCTTGCCAGCGGCTGCAGGCCCCATCCGTTTGAGCTTCTTGTCCAGATCCCGCAAGCCTTTTACGATCTCAGTCGCCATCAGACATCCTCTTCTGCGCGGATAAGCAGCCAGATGTCGCGCTCGTCCATGTTGATCGGTGGGCCGATGATCCTGAGCACCCTCGAGCCGAAGACGATGCGCTGATCTGGCGTGATGTCGGTCCGATAGCGGATCGTGATCTCGTGGGTTGCCCGGTCATTCTGGCCGCTTTGTGCATAGAACTCTTCGGACTTGACCGTGCGGATCCGTGCCCAGACGCTCGCGACCTCCGTCCAAGTCTCGACGCGCTGGCCGACAGCGTCCTGCGTCAACGTCTGCGACTGTATCTCGATGCGATGCTGCAGCCGTCCGATCATTGCCCTGCCTCTAGTTGCGCGTGCGCGATTCGCATGTGATCCCAAGCCTTGCCGCTGGTCAGCTCGGCGAGATCCCACTGCCGGTAGGCCAGATTATAGAAGAATGGCTCGCGCCGCGTGTACTGAATGTTGCTGATAGCGTGCGAGCAGATCGGCCTTGCAACGCATCCAGAGCCTAGCGCGATGGTCGGGACACCCATCAGGAGCGACTCAACAGCGCTGGTTGATGACCATGTGATCATGACTTCAGTCCGGAATAGCGCCTCTGCGAGCGTGCAGTCTGGCTTCTGTTTGAGCGGATGCGGACGCACGGTCACGTGCTTGTAGTGCGCGTCGATCATCTTGCGGATCTCGGCCCAGCGGCTTGCAGGCGGTGCTGCGCGGTCGGTTGGGAACTGTTCGCAGACCAATACCTGCGGATGCTCGTGGACCCGTTTCCACGGCTCTATCGGTATCCCAAGACGCTGGAACCTGTCAGGACCGCAGCACGCGACAATCAGTTCGCTGAGTCCGTGGAGGTGATTCCAGCTCACGCTCACGTGCTTGAGGCGGTCCTTGATGTAGTCGCCCGTTGTACCGTTAAATAGCCAGCCTCAAGGAGCAGACGCGGCTTGCGGTAGGTATTTCCCGAAACGCGGCCCCAGCCGACGAAGATGTCAGCCTCTGCGCGCGAGTCAGTAATGCCGTGCCCGTGCCGGTGAACTCCCATCGCAAACGCCCGCCCCGCCTCGCCCTGATGCGGTTTGCCGGTGTTGAAATCGAGGTAGAACTTCATCAGTTAACTATCTGCGCAGCGTCCAATGCCAATCTCCTAAACGCCCGCGCGGTCTGTAAATAACATCAGACCAGCGATCGAGCATGTCCTGTTGCCAGACTGGCTGCTTCCGCTTGTTCACATGCAGGTCGGTTCCGTCCGGCAGAAGTGACGGTCGGTCGTTGGTCGATAGGAAAACCGTCCCTTTGCAGACCCGCTTGAACTCGTCGAGAGCCTGTTGCTCCTCGCCGGGCACGAGATGCTCCAAAACGTCATAGCAGGTCAGATAGTCAAACGAGTCGTCCGCGAATGGTAGGTTGCAGGCATCGCCGTGGATGATGCGCTCGCCGTCGCAGAGCTGCGGGACGGTCTCGATTCCCTTGACGGTTAAACCCTTGGCCTCTGCAAAGTCCAGGATCTCGCCCCGACCGCAGCCGACGTCAAGGTATCGGCGACCAGGATCGAAGGTTTCCGCGTCCTCAGTGGCGTAGATCTTGCGCTGTGGCCCCATGCGATAAGATTCGATCTGGTAGGCTCTCTCGTATTTCCACTGTTCCACTAACGACATATCAGCTCCAGAACGGTAGTGCGTAAGGTGCGAGCAGGGATTCGATGGCCATGTTGATCGAGTCCTCTTTCGGGTCCATCGGGCCGCGATGCTCATTCAGAGATGCGACTTTCATCAGGATGGCCTGCCGGATTGAATAGGGCAGCGTGTCCTCGGTGTAGCCTGCAACGACTGTGATCGAGATGGCGCCCAGATAGTTGGAACCCAGCGACGGCCACGACTCACGCGGCAAGGGTGCGACGCGCGCTGCATGATCGGAGTTGAGCTCGGTCTGGTAGTTGGCCGATGCCCATGTCTGAGTTACCCCGGCGAGGTCTTTGTATTCGACCGACGTGACGGCGCTAATGTTTCCCAAGGGCAACAGAAACTGCGTGACCGGCCACTGCTCGTACTGGATCAGGTAAGCACGCGACGCCACTGCCCGGCGTGTGACCTGCTCGATCGCATCGACGGCCGACTCCATGTAACTGCGCAGGAGATCGTCTTCGAGATCGTTGTCGATGCGCAGGTGCGCTTTGATGGTTGCCAGAGAGACCGGCGACTGCGGATCGTCCTGGCCGGATATCTTGGTGATGCGGTATCGGATAGTCACAGAATGGCCTCGCATGTACGTTTCGGGAATGCGGTGATCTCGCTGATCATTGAACAGTTGATGATTTCTCGATCCGGGAAGTCTACCGGAACTTGATTATAGACGCCTGCCCGAGATGTCCAGTCGATTCCGCGCTTGAACTTGTCCGGCCGGTCCATGTGCGCGTTGCGAACCGGCCCTCCGCAGTCATAGCCGAGGAGGATGCAATGCCAGGCACCAAGCGCCAGAGCCAGCCCCAAAGCCTGAAACCCGGAGTGATCGCCAGCCAGAACGCTGCCTTTGAAGGTTGTCGGCATGGATTCACCTCGGGACAGCATTCGCACGACGGTCAGCGGATAGCCCGGCTCTACGATCTTGCCGTGTCGAGTGATGTCCGGAACCTCCTGAGCTCCGACCTTTAGCGCTTGCGTCTGTGGCTGGTAGTGGCGCCACCAATGCGCGTCAGCAGCGTAGAGCATGTCAGCGCTAGGAATGGATTTTGGAAGGTATTCCGGGAGACCGGCTTCGTTGATGGCGATGACGTAGAGGCTGTCTCGCTGCTGAGCGATTCTGACTTGCTCGATGTCGTCGGCGTTAAGACTGGGTCCGCACGCGATTAGCGCGACGTTTCGTCCGCTCAGGTTTGGCAGAACTGGCGCTCTTCGTTTCTCTGTCGGCAATCTTTCGGATGAAATGGCCATGTCCGGATTGTACTGCATTTTCCGCAATCTCCGGAGAGATGGTCTCGCCGACCACGTAGTCGCCGACCTGAACGGGAAAAACGGCGTGCCCTCCGGAGAAGGCACGCCGCGTTAGGAACTTCCGAGTAACCCGAAAGCGTTTAGCGCTGAGCGACTTTGATCGCATCATTGTTGAGGATAATCCCGCCTTCACGACGTCGGAACCACCAGGAGATCAGGCCGATCGTGGTGTACGGATCCACGAGCAGTCGAATGCCTGAGCGCTCTGCGAGCAGATAGCCCTGATTGAAGTCGCCGAACGCGATCGGATTGCCGAGCGGTGAAAGTCCTGCGTCGTCCATGTTCTCCAGAACTTCAAACCCGTAGCCAGCTATCGTTGACGGTTCTCCCGCCTGATAGCTCGGCTGCCAGAGGTACTGGCCCTGCGAGTCTTTGGCACGACGAATCAGACCGAGCGTCACGCTGTTCATGGCAAACCGTGCGTTTGCGCGGTAGCCGCTCTGGAGAGCGTAGATCAGAGCGAGAACGTGCTCAGTGATGTCGTCAGGAGACGGAGCCGCGACATACTGCAAGGCTTCCGCGGAGCGCAGCGGTGATGCTTCGTCGGCAGTCGTTACAGGGTCGGTATTGAACAGGCCGGTAGGCTTGCTGGAGCCGTCGCCGTTGATGACTGCGATGCCTTCTGCGCGCACGAACTCGCGTGCGACACTGTCAGCGATCCAGCTCTCAGCGTTCGGGATGTCCATTGCAGCCCAGTCGGATGCCTGCGGACGTGCGTAGAGCTCGCCCCATGTCGGCGTCCGCGTGCGCAGCGTCGGAGAATCCGTGATTGACCTTGTTCCGGTCTCGCCGATCCAGCCGCTTGCCATGCCGTTGATGTCAACGATCTGCTTGAAGTCCGTCGAGGTCACAGGAACCACATTGATCAATCGACGAATCGGAGACATTTTCATCTCCATCGTGATGATCTGGCTTGCGATTATCTCAGGGACAAGCGCTTCACCAGCGGCGGCAGAGCCAAGATTTACCTGCTTGCTTTCCGGCAGACGTGCTTTGTACTTCTTTTCTGCCCGGCGCAGTTCGTCCCGGCATTCGGTGTCGCCACCAGATGCCAGGTACTTGCAGAACGCATCGCGGTGTTCCTCGAGCGTTTTAGTGTTGCCGATCGTGCCGCCCGTGGCCAGCGTCTGCTCAAGCTGCTCAATCCGTGCCCGGTCTGCTTCCCACTTGCGTTCGATCGAGCGCTTTTCCTGCTCAAGCTTGGCCAGGTCGTCATGGATGCGCGCGACCTTGGCCTCGATTTCGGAGAACGCCTCGCCGTTGGCCTTTTTGCTCAAGGCCGCGTCGTTGGCGTCAGTAAACTGCTCGAAGGCAGAGCCGATCTCGTCGATCTTGGTCGCGAGCTCGGACTCGTCGATCTTGGTCGCGAGCTCGGAATAGTTGTTATTTCTGTCCATTAGGTCTTACTCCTAAGTTTAGCCAATAGGGTATCGATTGACGCGCCGACAGAATCCTTCGAGATGTCCTCGTTGTGTCCTGGCATCGAGCTAGCCTCGTGCTGCGCGAACTCTTTCAGTCCTTCCAAACCGTTGACCCGAACCGCCTCTGCCTCTCGGCGAGAGAATCCACAATGGTCTCGCAGCATTCGCTCGAAACCCTTGATCGTGATGTTCGACTTCACGGCTGTCACCATTGCTTGATTGTTCATTGGGAAGGTCGCCAAGCTTACCTCGACTACATCGACCTTCGTCAGAACCCTTACATCGTCCTCGTAATGGCGTTCGGTTGGATAATAACCGATTGACAAGCCAGAAACAGCACCCTGTTTGACCAGTGCGCGTGCTCGCCAGGCTTGCGGGACGTCTGCAGTCCCTGATTCTTTCGAAAGATTAAGCTGTCCCTTGACGTACAGCCCCTTGTCGTCCTCGTAGAACACGTCCCAGACGCCGATTGGATCATCTGGAGCGTGTTGCCAAAGCATCGGGATCGAACTGGCTTTCGTCAGCCACTGCTTGAAGGCGCCAGCCTTGATGCGGTCGCCACCGTCGTCGACATTATCGAAAACGGCGGCATGCCCCTCGATCCGGCCATCGTCAGACGCGGCCTTGATCTCAAACGGGACGTATATGTGATTTAGTCGCATAGGACTGCGGTCACGCCTTGACCGACCTCCAGGATGTCAACGAAACGCCCTTCGCGCTCTGTTACCAGGCGGATGGTGTCGTCGTCAATGTCTGCACGCTTGACGTCGAGCTCGTGGAGCTGCATCCAGTCGCGTGCCATTGCTTCATCCCAGCCTTTGCTCTCGTTCACCTCTGGCGGCGATCGATACCGTGAAAACTTGACCGAACCAGACCGGGCGACAGTGCCTTTACGCATCATCGCCGCTAAGCGGTTCGTCTCGTAGATCGCTAGAGTCATCGTTTCTCTCCATGTTGAGCGGTGTCACATATTGCGAGCCTCCGCCATCTGTTCTTGGATTTTCGCCTATTCTCTGGCGAACTTCATCAGGATTCAGCGCCGACATCTCGACCAGATCCTTCATTGCTTTGACCGTTTCTGAGAACTTGCCCTGCGTTGCCATCGTCATGTCAAATCTGACTTCGATGTTGTCGTTGCGATCTTCTTCGCTCAAAAGGTCGCGATTCATGGCCTGCTCGATCAATCTTGCCCACGGAGCCACCGTGTCACGGATGAAGTCGAGCGACTGTTCCTCGATGTTCGAGAACGTGGCGCGCTCAAGGTCTGCAAGCTTGTGGGGTGGTACGCCGTAAACCTGGGCGATCTCGTTGCGCTGAAACTTGCGCATCTCGAGCAGTTGCGCGTCAACAGGTGAAAACGACAAGTTTTTGACGTCCATTCCCTCCGGCAGCATCAAAGTGCCGCCGCGACCGTCGCTGGTCTGCCCTCTGGCCTCTTTGAACTTCTGCGCCCAGAGCTGATATTGCTCTGCGGAGCCAAACTGTCCACCGATAAGGGCCATCGTCGGGATGTCATTGTTGCCGTAGAGCTGCGCGACAAGCAGTTCCGCCGCCAAGCAGATCCCGATTGCCTCTTTTGCGAGCTCAACAGGTGAGATCCCGGTCACGCCGTCAGGCGCGATCAGGCCGGATGTGACGCGGAACATGCGCGACTGCGGGACATCGATTTCGCCTTCCTCGAAGCGAACCGTAAACGAGGCGCCGGTGCCCATCCACGAGACAGAATCGTTGAGGCTGACCAAGTCCGGGTCCTGAATCGGTCGCAATCCGCCGATCGGGCCGGTCTGCCCCTGCCCCTTGAGCGCGTAAAAGTTGCCATAGAGCAGTAGGTGCTTGCACATCATGCGATACCATTCGGTCGGCGTATTGACCGCGTTGGGACGGCGCAAGAGTGCATTTATCGGGTGATTTGGCTGCTCGACGTAGTAACTACCGGATTGGCCTGTTTCCTTACGCACGACGCGCGGCGGTAGCGTACCGATGGCATTCGAGATCGCGCGGACAATGCCGTGGATCGTGGTGCAGCGCATGGCACTCTTCGGCGTGACCGAGATCCCGGAGCCGTTCATCTGCATCCCGGCCATGCGGACCATTAGCTGATCGAAGGACAGTTCGGTGCTTTTTGTGTCCTTGCGTCGCAGAAACTCAAACATTTATATGACCTCGATCAGGTTCTCTGGCCAGTACCGTGACTCGCCGGACATCGCGCGGTTGAGCGCGATCAGTAGTGCGATAACGCCGTCAATCTTTTTGCGGCTGTCCGACTTGCGCGGATAGATGTTGTCTTTTTGATCGACCTTGACCTCAACATTGGCAATCATCCATGAAAGCACGGGATCGTCATGGTGAAACCTTCCGTCCTTGACTAAAGCCTCAAGCCACTTCATTGGCTCGGAGAAGTTTATCACTAGCGGGCGCACGTCTACTACGGTTACATTCTCCTGCGCGATTCGGACGCCGACCTGAGTGCTGTTGTGCATCGGATCCACGCCAAGATCGACCAGTTTGTGCTTTGAGACCACCTCGCCGAGAAAGTCATGCACGATCAGGTCGGTATCGATGACATTGCCAGGCGACATCCGGATCAGTCCCTCTCTGGCCCAACCGTCATAGATGCCGGTCGGCTCCTGTTCAACCGCCGCCTCTGGCAGATAGTGCTGCATGAATGCGTAGTAGTGCTCGACGCCATCGATCTCACGCTTGAACAGCACGCATCGCGAGTTGATGTCGATCTTTGACGCCAGATCCATGCCGGCCCAGCAAGGAGTGCCGATAAAGTCGTCCATTTTCAGCGGATGTTGCTCACACTTGCGCCATTCTTCCATATTCATCCAGGCGACTGCGCTCGAGGTCCAGACGTTAAGCCGCTTGGTCAGGAACGCATTTTGCTGCGAAACCACCTCTGCAGCCTTCTTTGCCATGCCTGACATCTCGATTTCGTCCACCGAAACGCCAAAGTTGGGGTTGGCTTTGCGCCAGACCTTGCGGTCGGTCCAGTCGTCGCCCTCGTCGATCGTGTAAATCAGCCCGAAATAGGTTTCGTCCTCGAGGTCACCCTTGAGAATGCGCAAAACATAGGTCCGTTGGTCCCAACAGATGCCCGAAGTGTCCGTGCCGGCGGTCGTAATGTTGAATATCAGCGGTTGTTCGCGTGAGCCCATCGCGGTCTCGATGACGTCATAGACTGAGCGCTTCGTCCAGGCGTGTAGCTCGTCATTGATGGCGCAGTGGATGTTGTAACCGTCCAATGTGTTGCCCTGAGCGTGCAATGCCTGAAAGATCGACGCAGATTCGAGGTGGTGGACGTTGTGGACTCGAGGTTCCGCGTGGAGCCAGGGCGAGCGCTTGACCATGTCGCGCGCCGTATTGAACACGATTTTCGCTTGGTCGCGGGTTGTGGCCGCAGAATAGACTTCTGAGCCTGCCTCGCCGTCCTCGGAGAGCATATACAGGCCGATTGCCGCCGCCAGCGTGGACTTTGCGTTCTTGCGGGCGACTTCGATGTATGCAGTCTTAAACCGGCGCAGGCCGCTGTCGCGTTTCCAGCCGATGACGTTGACGATAATGAAGCTTTGCCAAGGCTCAAGGGTCAGTTTCAGCCCCTGTTTGGCCCATTTTCCCTTGATATGCGGCAATCGCTCGACGAACTCGCAGCACCGCTCGGTATCTTCGACGTGCAGCCAATATGGGAAGTTTTCACGGCTCAGATCGTCCAAAAACCGTTGACAAGCCTGTATTTCGAGCTTTCCGGCAACGATTTCGCCGTCGCAGACGTCCTCGGCGTACCGCATCGCCGCCTCGACGTGCGGGTAGCCGTCCAGGTTCACTGGCTCTTGACGCGCGTCCGAGAGCTCGGCGTCATCCCAAACTCGGCGAGCAGCTTGCGGACGCGCTCAGTCGCTTTGTCCCGGACTTTTAGGAAGGGATTCTCCATCGGGAACCCGGTTTTGGGATGTTCTACCAAGATCCCCTCCGTGTTGATGACGTTCTGCGCCTCGATCATTTCCTGATAACTGACCGCGTAGACCGCCAGCGCATCGCAGTCGGCCTCCGAGATCACCCGCATTCTGGCCAGTTTTCGCCCGGTATCGAGGAAAATGACGGTCTGCGCGTCGGTCAGGTGTTCCGGTACATCCGGTACAGACACGGGTAGGCGCGGCTCGTCGGCGTTATTCCGCGATGGACGGGTCTCGCCCTTGACGATCTTGAGATTAGTTGGAGTTGGTCGGCGTCCGCGTGTCATGTGGACAGTCTAGCCGAAAATGGGCTTCAATTTTATACGTCTGCGCAAAAATCTTCG